CTGGCGCGAGTGGGACACCGAGAACCTTGAGGACTTCGATGAATAGGTGCGCCGTCTGCCAACACGAAGCCGAGCAGGTGGATAACGACCTCGGGCCGGTGTGCTCGGAGTGCTTCACCCACTGCGAATGGGCAACCCTCGAACTGCTTTGGCAAGCGGCCGCCGTGAGTCCCTCACGAGAATGATTTTGCCTCGCTAGGTCTCAAGGAGACCGCAGGGGCCAAGGGGGGCAGCGCATCCCAAAAAACGCTGACCAACAACAAACAAACAGAGTGATATGAAAATTGTAAAAGGAAAACAACAACGGCCACAGCGGGTCGTGATTTACGGGGTTGAAAGCGTCGGCAAGACGACTTTCGCCAGCAAGTTCCCAAATCCTCTCTTTCTCGACATCGAGGGCGGCAGCAACCATCTCGCCGTGGACCGTGTGGCGGTCTCGACTTGGAAAGAACTCGGCGAGTGCATCACCGAAGCCAGCCGGACGGATTACGAGACGGTGGTCATCGACAGCGCCGACTGGGCAGAGCGGTTGGCGGTTGAAGACCTGCTCGCCACGAACAAGAAGCAATCCGTCGAGGATTTCGGGTTCGGCAAGGGGTGGGTCATGGCGGCGGAGAAGGTCAGCCGGTTCCTGACAGCTCTCGATATGCTCATCGACGCCGGCAAACATGTGGTTGTCCTGGCGCACTCCAAGGTTCAGCGCACCGAGCCGCCGGACATCCTCGCCGCTTACGACCGCTACGAGTTGAAGCTGTCGAAGCAGTCCTCGCCGCTGGTCAAAGAGTGGGCGGATGAGTTGTGGTTCTTCCGCTTTAAGACCAAGGCCGTCTCGCAGGAGAACGGCAAGGCCAAGGGGATCGGTGGAAAAGAACGCATCATCCTGACCACCCACTCGGCGGCCTACGATGCCAAGACGCGCTCGGGCCTCGCCGAGGAGCTGCCGATGGAATGGGAATCCGTGGCGCATGTCTTTGGCAAACCTGCACCCAAAACCTCGGCGCCTGTCGAAATCCTCGGTGCCGAGACGATGGCGGCCATGGAGTTGTTGGAAGCCAACGAGGAGGCGGTGAATGCCTTCCTGACCGGCAACGGATCCATCCAAGAGGGCGAGACCTGGCGCAATGCCTCGCCGAAGTTGCTGGCACAAATCAAAACCCGCCCGCAGGCGCTCATTGCCAAGGCGACCGCACAAATGGAGGTGGCGGCGTGAGCGGATTAACCACAGAGGACACAGAGGTCACAGAGTTGGTGGTAAAGGAGATCAGTCCGAGTTCCCTGCCAAAGCTGGCCGAGTGCGCTCTCTACACGAGCGCACCCGGCACCAGCCCGGCGGCGGAGCGTGGCACGCTACTGGATCGAGCGATCAGGGAGCTTTTGGTTGACGATCCGACCACCTACGACGGACTGACCCCCGAGGATCAAGCAGTGGCGCGGTGGGGCGCGGACGAACTCCGTTCGCTCTCGGGTGGCTACCATGTCGAGACTCGCGAGGAGCATCTCGGCATGGAGGTGCCGGGCCTCTCGAAACCCGGCACCGCGGACGCGGTATGCGTTCGGGCGCAATGGGTGGCGGACATCAAAACGGGCCAAGTGCGAAACTACCGCCAGCAACTCGCGGCCTATGCGCTGGCCTGCATGGTCGAGCATTTCGCCAACTCGTGGACGGCGCATGTGATCTATGTCGATCAGCGACTCCGCCGCACCTACGATTTCACCCGCGACCAGGCGGAGGCCATCGTCAGCAACACGATCGCCGAGGCCAGCAGCCGGTTGGCGGAGCCGACGCCGAATGAATACTGCGGGTGGTGTGCTCATGCCAACTCGTGCCGGGCTCTGGTGCGTCAATCCTCCGAGGCGCTGGCATTAGTCAAGTCCGACCTCGCACTTTCCGACATACGCGACCAAATCCTCGCCAATCCGGTCGAGTTGAGCGCCTTCGCCGCGAACTGGAAGCTCGCCGAGAAGCAGATCGCCGAGCCGGTCCTCGATGCTCTGAAAGAACGCCTTGCCGCCGGCGAGGACATCCCCGGCTGGAAGGTCACGACCGGCGCGGGGCGTCAGTTCGTGGAGGCCGATGCCATCGCTCGGGCCTCCGCCAATGTTTCTAAAGAGACGCTCATCCTCGCCCTGGGCGGGAAGATGAGCGCCGACAAATTTCGCCAGTTCTGCGCCGATGCCGGTGTGGAAGTGGATGAGTCAGCGGTGAAAGCAGGGGCACCGATAAACACCCTGCGCCAAATCAAATCCAAAAAATAATATGCCTACCTACAAACAACAGGAACCGAAGCCCGTCTATTTCGTCGAGCCGGGAACCTACAAAGTCGAAATCGTTAACGCCATGGAGAAGCTATCCAAGGCCGGAAACCCGATGATCAAACTCATCTGCCGAGTCGAGATCGGCGAAGGCGCGAAGGGGCCGGAAGTCCATGAGCACCTGACATTCACCGAAAAAGCCGGGTGGAAGATTGACCAAGTGCGCGAAGCCTGCGGGTTCGCCGTGATCCCAGGGGAGGACATCGATGTTCAGCCCGAGGATTTCATCGGCAAGACGGCCACGGTCGTTCTTGGCGAGGAAGAGGGAGCCGATCCCGGCCACCGCTTTAACACCCTCGAGCGTTGGATGTCACCCAAATCCTCGGCGCCCGCGCCGAAGGCCAAACCCGCCAAAGAGACGGACGACATCCCGTTTTGATTCAACCCTCCGGGGCGCGGCGTTGATACGCGCAACAACCTAAACCAAACAGACAAATTATGGGCGCAACTAAACAGCACAAACTTGAAGAGATGGATCGGGAAATTGAACGAATGAACGCGGAAGCCCGTGAAGCGGGTTTTCAGGATTCCGCAGAATATGAGGCGTATTTGGCTGAAATGGAGGAGGCAAAATGATTGGCCCAATATTAGAAGATTTCAACCAAATTATGGAGCGCGGCCTAGAGTCTGAAACGGCAGCGGCAATTTTGGTTTTAGCTGCAAGTGTCGAGCGAGCAGGCTCTTTTAGCCCTAGTAATGCTGAAAATTTCGGCCATGAGCTGGCCTTAGCGCTTAAACATGTTTTTCAGCATTCCTCTATTTCTGTGAACGGAAGCATACGGACGGAATGACCCAAGACCTCTCCCTCCGCCTCTCCATTTGCTTGAACGGCTGCCCGATCGGGCCGCGCATTCAACGGGCGGAGCCGCTGCCGAACTACCGGCACACCTACTCACTAGCAGAACAGGCGGTGGCGGAGGCGGACATGGAGCGGGTGCGGAAATACATCGAGCGGAACCAGAACACAATGAAGGGAAAGAAATAATATGGCCGGAGAATGGCTGAAAATCGAGCACCATGTGGCTGAAAAGCCGGAGGTGCTCCAGATCGCGGCGACCTGCGAAATGGATCCGGATTTAGTGGTCGGCAGGCTCGTGAAGGTATGGGCCTGGGCGTCCCGAAATTGTCCCGCTGGCGGAAGGACACACATCGCGGCGATGCCACATTTGAACACGATCGGGGGTCACGAACGCTTCGCGCAAAGTATGGTCGAAGCGGGCTGGTTGAAGATCAAAGACACGGAAATGACCTTCGTGAATTTTGACAGGCACATAAGCCAAAGCGCTAAGGAGCGAGCACTTAACGCGGCTAACAAGGCCAAGCAACGGCGTCCCGATTATGTCCCGAAAATGTCCCGATCCGAGAAGGACAAAAACGGGACCAGAGAAGAGAAGAATAAAGAGCGGTCTTGCGACCGCTTCCTCCCTACCTGCGTATGACAACACTCCCCAAGATTATCCAGATGCTCCCAAGCGTCCCACTCAACGAAACCGCCGAGAAGGCCGCGATCTCCTGCATCCTGCAAAACTTCGAATGCCTGAGAGTCATGTCCTGGCCGGAGGAGTTGTTTTTTTCGGAGGCGCACAAAATCATTTTGACCACGGCGAAGGAACTCGCCGAGACCGGCATGGCGACCGACCCATTCGCGGTGCAGTCGCGGCTCGAAGCCAAGGGCCAACTCGACGCGGTCGGCGGGATGCACGGCTTCACCGAGCTGATGGACTTCATGCCGACGGGTGACGCCAAGACGGCGGCATGGCACCGGAGCGCACTGATGGACGCGGCGAGGTATCGCCGGGCATTGTCGGCGGTGCGTGAGGCCGAGGGGGCGTTTCTTCGCCAGGAGGGAGACATTGCCGGCGTGTCGCTGGCTCTCTCCGAAGCAGCGATGATGGTGGACCGCCCGAGGGTTTCGACCAAAGACCTCCTGCTCAAACTGACGGAGGAACTCGAAAACCACACGCCTGCGGAGGCATTTGGCACCGGCATCGATCGTCTGGACCGCTGGACGAATGGCGGCGTCAAGCGGGGTGAACTCCTGACGATCGGCGCGCCGACCTCGGGCGGTAAGTCGATCCTGCTCCTCCAGATGGCAGTGCAGGCGGTCCTCGCTGGCAAAAAGGTGGCGGTCTTCAGCCTCGAGATGCCGGCCACCCAAGTCCTCGCTCGCATGGTCTCGCACTTGGCGGGCTTTAATGTCGGCGTCTTCCGCATCGCCGGAGCCAAGGGATCGGTCAACAAGGACATGCTGGCGAAATTCAACTCGGCCTCGGCTTTGATTTCCCAATCCGGCCTCGTGGTCGAGTCGGGATTCACCGACATGGAGTCGATCGACGCCTCGGCGCGTGACCTCGCGGGCAAGGGTGAAGCTGACCTCGTGATCGTGGACTATGTGCAACTCGTCCACCTGCGGGCCATGGCATCGAACGAAACACGCGAACAGCATGTCTCGGAGATCACCCGGCGGCTCAAGGCGCTGGCTTTGCAACTCAACATCGCGGTCGCCACGGCCAGCCAGCTCAACGAGGACGGCAAACTGCGCGAATCCCGCGCCATCGGGATGCACTCGGACCATGTGTGGATGATCCGCCACGGAGACGAATCTTTCATTTCACTCGACAAAAACCGCGACGGCGAGCGCGGCCACGCGGTGCCGGTCCAGATGGACGGCGCCATCGCCAAATTCACCCAACAACAAGACTCATGAAACTCTACATAGGCATTGACCCCGGCCTGTCCGGCGGTATCGCATTCATCCCAACCCTCGGCGACCCATGGGCGCACAAAATGCCCGAGACCGACCGAGACCTCATCGACCTTCTCAGCGACTCCATTTCGCTGGCAGAGCCTCGGGCGGTGCTGGAGTTGGTCCACTCCTCGCCGCAGATGGGCGTTAAATCGGCTTTTACCTTTGGGGAGGGGTATGGACGCCTTCAAGCG